TAAAAGGCTTAGGAGCCGAACAAACAGCAGGCGTACTCAAAGGCTTAAAGCTCAACACCCTCGAGGTTCAAAAAGCATTGGGTACCGCTGGTGACAATGCCGACCGCTTTCGCTCTCTGATGACCCTATCAGGACAAGCAATGCAAGACGGCACTTCTATACAAAACGAGTTCAACAAGGTAAACGAAAATACCGCTGCCATTTGGGAGAAAATAAAGAAAGTATTTACCGAGACCTTCACCTCCGACATTATGACGCAATGGTTTGGCGGACTCATCAAGCTGCTCGGCTGGCTCACAGGGGTAACCTCCAAAGCTGGCGATGGTGTGAAAGCCTTCCGTGAGCGCCTCGCCTTTCTAATAAAAACCATAGTAGTGTGTACTACCGCCATAGTAAGCTACCGCACCGCTGTCTATCTCTCTACTGTAGCTACCAAAGCCGCTTGGCAACAAACCATCTTGTACAACGCCGCTATGAAAGTAACAAATGCTACTACCGCCTTGTGTAAAGGTACTATATTATTGCTTTCGGCTGCCAAAGCCACCCTAACAGGCAACACCATTAGGGCAACAGCCGCAATGAAGGCGTTTAATCTCGTTACCAAAATAAACCCTTGGGGCTTACTATTAAGTGCTATAACAGCTGTAGCAACGGCTCTTGTATTGTTCTCCAACAAACAGAAAGAAGTCAATGTGCAGCTCAAAATACAAAACGATGCAATCAAAGAAGCTAATGTACAAACCGCTGCACAAGAACACCATTTGCGACAACTCCTCAAAACAGCCAACGACACCAATAAAAGCTATAACGAACGCAAAAAAGCAGTAGACGAACTCAACAGGCTTGTACCTCAATACAACAAACAGCTAACAGTAGAAACCGCTAACACTCTCCAAGCTAAAAACGCATTAGATACCTACATCGAAAGCCTTAAAGCCGCTGCACGCGAAAAATATTTAAAAGCCCTTGTCGACCAAAAAGCCGAAGCCCTCGCCAAAGCCGAGTATTCCTCATTAGAAGAAAATATCGCTTGGTACGAAAAAACGTGGAATGCCATTAAAAATATGGGTAATCCTATAGCTTCAACAAGTGATGACTTGGTAACAGCTACCAAAAACAAAATGCAAAATGTGAAGAAAGCAGGAGAAGAATTAAAAACAGCTACCGACCTTCTTGTTAAACAACAAGAAGAAAATACTAAGAATGGTGTTGTTACTGATGATAGTGTCTCTTCTATATCTCCTAACAGTGAAGAAACCAAAAAAAAGCCCAAGGACTACACCGATGAGTACCGCAATGCTAATAAGGCGCGCTTGGCTGCCGAGCAGGAACTCCAAAAAGAAATTACGCAAGGTTTGGAGGAAAGCCTCGACAAGCAGCTGGCTCTTACCGAGCAAAAATATAACGACAAGCGCTTCAAGCTACAACAAGAAAACGCCGACTTAGAGCAGGACATCCTTAAACTGAAAACAGAAGCCAAAACCAATAATGATCCAAACCTGCTAAAAACAATTCAGGAAAAGCGTAAACTGCAAGAGCTCAACAAGCAAATAGCTGTTGAATACGAAAAACAAGAACAAGCCGAACTCGCCCAAGTACGCGAAAAGCACAGTGCCAAAGAGGTAGAGCGCTCCCTCAAAGAGATGAACGACTGCCTTGCCGTAAAAAAACGCGAAAAAGCAGAAGAACTCCTACTCATTCAAGATTTAGACACCGCCAAAGAAGCCTTACGCAATCAGATTTCGGATAAAGAACTATCCCAAATCAAAACTTTGGAGGAGGCTAAAAAAGCCCTACGCCGCAAAGCCGATGAGGAGGTACTAAAAGAAAGCCTTGCCAGCTTCGAGGCGCAAAAAAAACTCCTGATAAGCTACCTGCAAACCGTTACCGGTGAAGCCAAAGACAAGCTCATCGAAGACATTCAGAAGGTCGAAGAGCAGATGACCAAGGTAAAAGAACAGTTGGACGGCTTAAATACCAAAGAAGTAGATAAAGCAGCAGGCTCCGAACTCGAAAAGGTAGATGTATTAGGTTTTACTGCTGCCGAATGGGATAATGTATTTAAAAACCTCGACAACGTTCACGCGCGCTTCCGAGCGGTAGAAATGGGCATAGGGGCAATGAACAACGCTTTTAGCGCTTTTTCCCAATTGCAAGAAAACCTCAATGCCCGCGAGCTTTCCAAATACACCGCCAACCAGCAGAAGAAAAAACAAGCCCTCCTAGACCAGCTCAACCAAGGTTATATCTCGCAGGCACAGTACCAAAAAGAGCTGCAACGCCTCGATGAGGAAGCCGAAGCCAAGAAGAAAGAACTCGCCCTCAAACAGTTCAAAGCCCAAAAAGCCGCCAATATGCTCAATATCATAGCCAATACAGCTTTGGCAGTAATGCGAGCCTATTCCGATGCAGGCCCTTTGGCAGGTACAGCCTTAGCTGCTATCGTGGGCGGTATAGGAGCGGTACAGCTCGGTATCGTAGCAGCACAACAGCCCCCCAGCTATGCACAGGGCGGTTATACCAAAGGCTTAGGCTTTACTGACGAAACAGGACACGAGGTAGCAGGGGTAGTACACGGCAAAGAGTACGTAATACCCGCAATGCTCCTTGCCGACCCACAAGTGGCACGTGTTACCGAGTGGATAGAAGCCAAACGCACCGGCAAGGCGCAAAACACCTATGCTACTGGCGGCAATGTATCAGAAGCCCCCGAATCGTCCTACACGCCCGATAAGCCTGAAAATCAAAATACAACTTTCAGCAATCAAAATGCAGAACTAAAAACTGCCCTGGCACAGCTCACCGCCACCCTCGACCGCCTCGAAAAAAACGGTGTAGATGCCTACGTAATTGCCGATGCCAAAAACGGACGTGAAATGCAACGCGCTATTAAAGAATACGAAAACATCCGAGAAAAAAACAGACGATAATGAATATAACAATACCACAAACATACGAAGAACTCAGCGAGCAGCAGCGAGGGGCGTTGTGCAGGATACTCTTAACATTGGATAATACCGAAAAAACGCCTTTGCGAATTATCCAAATCCTCCTTTCGCACCTCCCCAAGCGTACCCAGCAGCAGCTACTCCTGCAAGTGCCATTCACTACGCTATGGCAATACGCCGAGCCCTTCCTCACTACCGAAAAGCTATATCATTTTCGTGAGGTCACGAAAATGGTAGCACCCGCCCCTCGTTTAGCCAACCTTACTATCAAGCAGTTTTCGGTAGCCGATAGTCTCTATTATCGTTTGCGCCTATCGCAGTACCAGGATGAATTGCTGTTGCGCCAGCTTATGGCATCGCTCTACAACTTTGCCCACCAGCCTTTTGATGTGCTAAACCTCCCACAAGTAGCCGAGCATACCGATAAGACACCTATAACCACTGCCTACGAGGTAGCCTTTGCTTACACCTGTTGTAGGGAATACATCATCAGTAGGTTTCCCAAAGTGTTTGCCTCTCCCAGCTCCACCCAAAGAGGCGAAAACCCCGTATTTAGGAAAGAAGCTGCTTATACTCCCTTTTCAAAGATTATCAGCGTAATGGCAATGGATAAGCATCAGCCCTTAGGCAATTGGCACCAGTGCAATGCCACCCGTGTATACGATTTTTTTGAAGTCCTCACCGAATCAATATTACAAGCAGAACAAAGGGCAAAATCATAATAAACTCGTAAAAAAAACTTCTAAACCTGTCCCACGCCAAAAACAAAAGATAAAAGACTAACTAACAGCCTTTTATCTTTTTTTATTACCCATTACAGCCCTATATCACACCCTTATCACACTACAGCCAACAACGAACGAACATCGAACGAACAACGAACCTACACCCTACAAACACCCCGCAAACCCTTACTGCACAACGCTTCGCACCCCTTTTCACCTCTTAGCCACCAGTAGAAAACAGTCCTTTCACAAACCGCACAAACCTCCTACCTTTGCCTCGTCATTCGTTTCATATAGTATTAGTTAGTGAAAGAAGGATAATTTTTCTCATAATGGTATATTTTTTTAGGCGTACCCTCATAGCGGGTGCGCTTTTTTTTTGTCTCTCATCCCTGTCACCTCGTCTTCATATATCACCCCATTTTTCTAAATTCAAATTGTAAAAATCACTAAGGCGGCAGGGGGTTTTTCTTTGTTCAATGAATACAAGCTGATAACCCCGCCAC